GAGTTCACGGAAGTGTAGTCAGGCCGCAAGTCGCGCCGTCCCCAGCTTGAGGCGGCCATCGCCATGGCCAAGAAAGAGAAGGCGACGTTGGTCGTGGCCAAGCTCGACCGGCTTTATCGCAATGCCTATTTTATGGCGAAGCTGATGCATGACCGCATTGACTTTGTCGCCTGCGACAACCCACACGCCAACAAGCTGACGATCCAGATCCTGTCGGCGGTCGCCGAGAACGAGGCCGAGCTGATCAGCGAGCGCACCAAAGCGGCGCTGAAGGCGGCCAAGAAGCGCGGCCAGAAGCTTGGGTCACCAAACCCTGAGAAGGGTGCCAAGGCGGCAGGCAAGCAGGCCTCGGCGGCGGCTGACGACTTTGCCGAGCGCGTCTGGCCGGTGATCGAGCAGCTTCGCCGCAAGGGTCTGTCGACCTATCGCGAGCTGGCCGATGCGCTCAATGAGCGCGGCGTCGACACGGCGCGGGGCGGCCAGTGGTTTGCGTCGACTGTGCGCAATTACTGCCTGCGCATGGAAGAAAGATAATGATGCAGAAGCTTGAAGACATCACCGACCGGCGCGGGCGCAGTATCGGTTGCATCCTGTTCCGTGAAGACATGATCATGGCGATCCGTCCAAATGGCGAAAGCCGGGAATGCGGCTACCGCGCTGCAGCGGTTTATTGGCTGAAAGAAAAAGACGCCGGGCGCGACCCAGATCTGAACGCTGATAAGCCGGATGTGGTCGACTATGCCGTGTTAGCTGTGACGCTCATATTTATCGGTTTTTATATCTACCTGTGGCTGCGCGGCTAAATTAAAAAAGTGAACGGTGAACCACTATGGCCTCTCAATCGTCCAACAAGGGTAAGCGTAAGGTTAAGCGTAATCCCGTGGGGGTGGTCATGCTCAAGCACGCCAGAGAGGACGCATGGAACAAGCATGTTTACTTGGGTGGCCGCAACTGTGCGCGGCTGACGATCCCGTGTGTGACGGTCGATCAGATTAACGACGCGGGTCTGATCTTGGAGGCGCTTGGCCATGAGCTGAAGCGGATTGCGCGCGAGCCGGGATCGGTGGCGGGCAAGGTGTTTGAAGCGCGCTGGTTGATCACGACGGCGCATTCGGCGCTGAAGGGCGGCGCTGCGGCTTATAAGGGAGCACGGTGAGGAGGACTAGATCTGGTGGGTCTTATGCGATGACCCTTTTGTACAAAAGACAAACGGTAACAAAATCTGCAACACTTGCAACGTCAACGGCTTAACATGAAGAGGAGTGAGGGATGACTAGGTTCCATTCGCATAATCAATATTGTGACACATGGAGCAACAAACACAACATCTTGTGTGACATCAATAGCGCAAGCTCAGATGAAGCTCACAACAAAATCAGTCAAGTCTGTGACTTAATCGGTGTCGCTGTCATTTTTGCGGCAGGGTACTGCGCCCTGTCCTTTGGCGCAATCCTCGACATGATTGTGGCAGGGGGGCAATAAGATGGTCGGCAAACTTACACCAGACACTGAACTGTCATGCTCTCGCTTGCCCGCCGTTATGGGGTACTCGCCTTGGTCAACACCCAACGACGAGCTGGCGAAGACGATCGACTCCATGGCCGGCAAGGTCTCGACCTGGAACGGAAACGAGGCGACCAGGTGGGGCGATCGCATGGAACGCCTCATCCTGGACGAGGCGGCCACCCGCCTGGGCGTCATGCTTGAATGCCCGACCGTGCCGTTCAGCGCGCCAGGGCTGAAGCTCAACGCATCGGTTGATGGGGTAGGGCACCCTCAAGGCGAGCCGTTCGAGATCGTCACCGACACCGAGCGCGGCATCTATGTCCTGGGCGCCGATCGCGTGATCGTCGATGGGCCTGGCATCTTGGAAAGCAAGCTCACCCAAAGCGCGCCAGAGGATGAGCCGGCCGCATACCGTGGACCAATCCAGCTTCAGGGCTGCATGATGTGCACCGGCTTTACCTGGGGTGCGGTCTGCGTTCTCTATCGCGGGATCGAGCTGCGGATCTTTGTCTATCCAAAGCTCCAGGCAATCCACGACCAGATCACCGACGCGGTCACCGAGTTTGAGCGGCGCAAGCTGGGTCCAGATTGGTACCCCCCGGTGTCAATATCTGACGCGGCCAAGACGTGGGCGACGGCAGAAGAAGATGCGCCGCCCGTGTCGCTGGGGAAAGATGCCGCCGATCTGATCGACGACATCCTGACCGCCCGTGAGGTGATAAAGGCTTCAGAGGCCACGCTGGAGGCAGCCAGCGCTGCGCTGATGGAGATGCTTGGCAATCACACCGAGGCGCTTGTGACCGACACCGATGGGTCACAGTACCGCGTCCGTTGGCCGATTAGAAAGTACAAGGCGCAGCCTGCTAAGACGACGCCTGCGAAGGAGGCGTATCAGGTCCGCCTAAAAACGCTCGACATCAAAGAGCTGCAAGCCTGACAAGTAGGGCCGGGGATGACCCGGCCCTTTTCATTTACCAGCGGGAAGGATAGATGCCGTCCACGCAGATGCATGGCATTGGAGCCTCGCCCCACTGCATTGCTCGACCCGTCGAGTCCTTGGGGCGCATGTCAGGCAGGGCAAAGTTTCGGACGCCGTCGCCGCCATAGGTCGTACCCAGGAGCGAGAACAGCGCCGCGTTTTGCTGGATCGAGAGCTGATGCCCGTCGCACAGCAGCCACCCCTTGGGGGCAAAGTTGCCAGCGAACCAGCCGACAGATCCAAGATAGCTTTCCGGTCCCATGCTTTCCTCCTACGCCATGAACTCTGAGGCCTGCTGCTCGACCTCGGCGACGCGCCGGGTCCAGCCCTTGCCGAAGGTGGCAAAGGTGGGCAGCGCCTGAAGGAAATCGAGACGGCCACGGCAGATCTTCTCGACCAGCTCCTCGGCGTCGGCAGCCGCCACAGCAGCCAACGTCTTCGGGCCAATGGCACCGTCAGCCGGAACGCCGACCGCCGCCTGCAAGGCCTTGGCAGCCCGGCCCGTGCCGCTGTTGACGGCATAGTCAAAGACGGCATGGTCGACGCCTGACGGCAGGTCGTCGCCGCGCACCTTGTCCCAGTAGCGGGCCTTGTAGAACGGGGCGACCGTCTCGCGGGTCAGGCCGCGCATCGTCGCCTCATCGACTGTGTGGCCGACATACTCTTCCCATGCCCGCTTGGTGACGCCGAGATTGGTCATGCCGCCGGGATCTTTTGGGTGGTTCACGAAGCCGCCTTCGTGCTTCATAAGATGATTAAAGCTGGCCTCAAAGTTTGCACGCATCATTTGCCCCCATTGGGTTGTGTACTAAGCGCTTTATCTTTTTCGCGTGACCCAGCGCTGCTGCCAAAGTGGAAAGCGACTACCGCTGTGACTGTATTGGTGAGCGCGCCAAGCATCATGAGGATCGCCTCGGTGCCTGACTGCGGCATCCCTCGAAATAACATCCAAGCAAGGCAGGCAAAAAAGCCGCCGACGATGAGGAAGCTGAGAACCTTCGCAGTCCAGTCGCCTGTTCGCATCGCCATGTCGCGAGCTTCATGCCGATCCTGCTGCGCGATCTTTTCAAGGTCGATGTCCAGCTCCTTCATTCGCACGCGGAAATCTGCGTCGGTCTTTCGGAGCTGCGCGATTTGTTCAGGCGTCGCGTTCTGCACCGCCGCTTCGATCTCTTGGGGCGAGCCGTCGGGACGACCTAGCAATACGTTCGACACGGTCTTGACAGCGATCCCTGCCAGAGGCCCGCCGACCGCTGTCGCCAGTGTGGGTGCTACCGACGCAATGAGAGATCCTATTTTTGAAAATTCCATGCGTACCCCCTATGCGTGCTTGATGATTGCGATGATGATCACGATCAGGATAATGAGGGGAATGCCTATAGCTGGCACAGCCATCATGATCATGCGGACGTGCGCCGCGCGTTCTTCAGCGGCTTTGCGCGCCGCTTCTTTTTGTGCCTTCCTAATCCGCGTGATCTCTTGCTGTATCTGTTCCCATGCCGTGATCCCATAAATGCCGACGATCTCATTGCGCACTTGGTTTCGCATCTCTTCTGCTTCTCGCTTTGCAGCAAAAGCTTTGAGCGCAATCTCTTCAGCGCTTTCCTTTTGTCCCCACCCTCGCGGAGGATCAGCAGCCAGTCGAGCAAGGTCGCCTTCTGCTTTCAAGAGGGTCGACATATCTTTCACGATTGCCGACACGTCTTTGCCTAGCTTAATCGCAGTCGAGATCCCGGCGGCTGCGGCTTTGGCTGTTGCGAGAACAGTGATAGGGTCCATTTATTCCTTTCGATAGCGGCGCAGGATTCCCTGCACGGTTTCTGTTTCGTAAATCCTGATGCCAGTCCACACGATTGTAAACAATGCGGCGATTGCCGGAAGGGCACCCGCCAGCGTTCCGACAGCAGTAGTTACCGACACAACATCTCCAATCAGTTTGAGCTGTTCTGTTGCTTGGTCAGACATCCGTTCTATCCCTTACAAAGCAGCTCAAA